GTAAAGATATGATTATTGGCAATGGCTCGAATTTAATAATATTTAACAGCTTAACAGGCGACCCAATAGGATGCCAAAGAGGTGCAACTGCAACGATTAACGATGCTTTAATTGATGTAACTTGTAAGCAAGACGAGGGGTATAGTAACTTTTTACCAGGTTTAAGAACTGTAAGTATAAGTGGTGATGCTTTAGTAGATTGGCAGCCTGCGATAAATATAGAGGGTATAAGCGAGTTAGTTAGTGCCTTTGAGGGTAGAACATTGGTTAAGTTTACGATTGCAGACCCTACAAATACTGACATCTTCTTCGAGGCGCAAGGGTACATAGAATCATTAGAGGTTAATGCACCAATGGAAAGTGAAGTAAGCTATACATTTACAATGAGTGGTGATGGAGACTTTTTATCGCTCGTAAGTTAGTTACCAACCTTCTCCATTCTTAACTCTATAATATTGAGTTTTAGATATACCATAAACTTTTAAAGCATAAGATAACGATATTTGGTTGCTCCGTATAAGGGCATCCTTTTTTGTATCTAATATAGCCCTACCGTGATTTTCTTTTTTAGGTGCTATTCTTAATTTGTTTTTTACAGCGTGTATAATATTTTCTTTAGCAGTACACCACTCTAAATTATCTAAACTATTATTTAATTTATTGCCGTCTATGTGGTTAATAAAAGGTTTGTTATAGGTATTTTCTATAAATGCTAAGGCTAACAACCTATGTACTCTATGTGTTTTTTGTTTGCCATTCTTTTTTAAATTAAGCCTATAATAGCCACAATTATCAATGCCAATAATAGAATACTTGCCTTTGTTGTTTTTTACTTGACCTAAATTAGAGATTTGATATAAACCTTCATAACCCTTAATGTTACCCTTGTGCGTTCCCACTCGTTCGCTTCTTTTTTAGCTTGATGTATTACTAATCGCAAATAATTTAAGAAAGTCATATCCCAAAACTCATCAGCACTTAACCCTAAATTCATTACTGCATTATCGAGTAATTCGCTCCACTCTACTTTTTTTTTTCGTTATCGGTATTCCCTGCGTTTAATGCTTTGAATGCTGTAACCATTTGGTTAGTCATCTCTAATACACTTGCTGTAAATTCTTTGATAACTTTTAATTGGTCTGCTAATGAAATCTCATCTACCCAGCACTTAACATCTTCGTGGGTAAAATCTACTACCAACTTATTTCTACGATAATAGCCAACTAATCCACAATAACATAAATCTGCTACCATATCTAATTGGCTATAATTCTCGTCTATATTCTTTAACTGACCGATATCACTACCAGTCAGTTTTGTATATTGTTCTAATGCGTAGTTAGCAAAAACTAACTGCTTAACACTACCATTTAAGGTAACTTCTACTATTCCTATCATTGTGTTTTGTTTCTTTGTTTAATGTTAGATAGTAGCTGATGTTACTGCACCTGTCGATTGAAATTCAATAGAGTAAGTTACTTCCGATTCCATTGGCGCAGATATTTCACAAGATGTAATATATGCGTTGCACGTTAGCTTCTTATCTCCTGTTACTGCATTAGTCCATTCTATCGCCACTACCGTTCTGTTTGTGAAAGCAGTAAATACATCTGCCAAGTCTTTATTAGTTGCTGCTTGGAAATCTACCAAACCCTCTGCTGAAAACGTAGCTGAACGTACCCCTGGCAATATTTCAGACCATCCCCCACTCTCCTTTGAAGTCGTGTCAAATGTTTCTTGATTTAAAGAGCAAGTAACATTAGTTAACTCAGCCATTTGTGTGCCATCAAATTTTAATATTGTTAGCGTTCCATTAAATATAGACATAGTATCTTCTTTTTAAATTTATTATCAAAAATACTAAAATTCTTAGCAATTTGCAAATAAGAAAAAAATACTTAAATTTGTGTATAGTTTAATATTATAGTGTGAGAGTTATAATATTAAAGAGTTTTAAATATAAATTGCCTCGAAAATCTCTCACTTTTTGGGGCTTTTTAGTTTTATGGAAATTTGGAAAGATATATTTAAAGATTATGCTATAAGTAATATAGGTAATCTAAAAAGTTTAAAGTATGGCAAAGAAAAATTACTTAAACTACAAAAAGATAAAAAAGGTTATTTAAAAGCCAATTTACTTGTAAATGGTAAGGCTGTAAGGTGTAGAATACATCGCTTAGTAGCTATGGCTTTTATCCCTAATACAGAGAACAAGGAGCAAGTAAACCACATTAACGGAGTTAAAGATGATAATAGAGTTGAAAACTTAGAGTGGGCTACCAACTTAGAAAACATTAGACACGCCTATCAAAACAATTTAATAGATAGAAGTGGTGTTAAAAACTCACACGCCAAATTAAGCGAATCACAAGTTATTGAAATAAGAAATAGCCAACTCTCTTATTCAGAATTGGCTACTCAATATAATGTTAATAGACCTTGTATTTATAAAATAAAGAAAGGTATTACCTGGTCGCACTTATAACTAACTTACGAGCGATAAAAAGTCACCATCGCCACTCATTGTAAAAGTGTAGCTTACCTCTGATTCCATAGCAGCGTTAACCTCTAATGATTCTATGTACCCTTGCGCCTCGAAGAAGATGTCAGTATTTGTGCTATCTGCAATCGTAAACTTTACCAAAGTTCTACCCTCAAAAGCACTAACCAACTCGCTTATACCCTCTGTATTTATTGCTGGTTGCCAATCTACCAAAGCATCACCACTTATACTTACAGTTCTTAAACCTGGTAAAAAGTTGCTATATCCCTCATCTTGCTTACAAGTTACATCAATTAAACTGTCGTTTATAGTACAAGTAACTGACCTTTGACACCCAATTGGGTCACCTGTTAAGCTGTTAAATATTATTAAATTCGAGCCATTGCCAAGAATTGCCATAGTTTTATTATTTTATTGTTCGTAAATATTAATTTTAAACCTCATTATCTTTCTTATAATCATATCAGAGTTATTTAACTCCATTAGGTTTGTTGTATTGTCTAATTGAACGCCTATACAAGTCCAATTTGGGCTTAAATCTAAATATCCTGCCTGGCGTGTTCTTATCAATTCCATTACTTCATTAGCGATTAAATCCGAATCTTTACGCCCACCAAAAGCATTTGAGTAAGATGTTATAACCTCAATGTCTATAAAACATTCTTGACCGTAGCTTTGTTTACTTCCCTCGCCTATTTCGGTGCTTGTAAAATTGCCAATAATAATATAAGGTGGATATGCTTGTGTTGATACAGATGCGTAATCATAGCATTTAACAGACTTACTATTATAAGTAATAGTCTGGTTAAGCCTTTCAAATATTTTTGTACGTATTATTAAACCTGCATCTTTCATTAATACAAATATACATAAAATGCTAAAAATATTAGCTATATACTTTTGCTTGAATACCTTTTAACGATTTTCTTTAGATTCTCGGTAAACTTTTTACGCTCTCTTAAATAAGGATTTGTTAAATAAGGATTTGCTGGTAATCTACCCTGTCCGTTTACATAATATTGCCTTGCAAGTTCTTGAATGTCTGTGGGTAAACCTGCTAAATACTGCGCTGCAAACGTACCTGTACCAAAGTTTACATAAGCTGCTATTGGAGCATTGGCAAAAGAACTCGCTTCTACCACTTGCGTAAATCCGTTATCTTCTTGCCTTGTATTAACATTTATACTGCTTACGTTCTTTAGTCTTATAGCATCGTTCTCAATAGTTTTAGCACGTATAAATACCTCTTTCTTAATATCCTTACTTAGTGCATTAGCTTTTACCTCTAAGCCCTTAGTTACCCTATTAAGATTCTTTACATATACACTTTTAGCCATTACTTAACCTCGTATGCTTTAACTTTCATTAAAACTCTTTTCTCTCTTATAATCTCAAATGACGTAGAAGAAACTTTAATAACGGAACTTATAAAGAGTGCCAGACAGAAATTAGAGGGCTTTACAGGGCGCAGTTTTGGCTCAAAAACAATAAAGGTAAGATTCGATTGGGTTGAAGGCTGGGTAGAACTGCCTTACAGCCCTATTACAAGCATTACAAGCGTTGTAAACGATGCAGGAACGGCATTGACTTATGAGAGTAGAGGGTTAGAAGTAAAAGAGATATTCGCAAATGCAACACAAGGCGTAATAGTTACTTATGTAGAAGGTTATTCTACTTTACCGAGTGAGTTAAAAACAGCAATTAAAAAACAAGTTGCTACTGATTATTGGAATAGAGAAAATTTTGTAATAGGTGAAAGTGTGAACGATTTAAGTAACGAGGCTAAATACCACGCTCAAAGATTTTCAAGGAATACATTATTAGGCTTAGGATTTTAAAATGAAACGTACAGGTGAATATAATTGTTTAGTAACTAT